AATTACTACAGAGGAGTTGGCGCATGATTGGGAGGCTCTTAGAGCATCTATCAATGAATTTGGTTTACGGCACTCAACACTGTCCGCACAAATGCCTTCAGAGAGCAGTTCCGTTGTGTCAAACGCCACAAACGGAATCGAACCACCTCGCGATTACCTGTCCATTAAGAAATCAAAGAAAGGACCGCTTAAGCAAGTGGTTCCGGGGTACACCTATCTGAAAAACAACTACACCCTGCTTTGGGACATGCCTGACAACACTGGATACATCAATGTTGTTGCTGTAATGCAAAAATTCTTTGACCAGGCAATCAGTGGTAACTGGAGTTATAATCCAGAGAACTATGAGAACAATGAAGTCCCAGTGTCCGTCATGGCACAAGACTTTTTGACTACATATAAGTACGGTTGGAAGACCAGTTATTATCAAAATACCCACGATATGAAGAGTGATGAGGTGATTGATGTTTCAGAAAAATCAAACACCGAGTTAGAAAATCTTTTAGATACGTTAGAAAAAGCCGAGGAGGGAGAGTGTGAATCCTGTGCAGTTTAAAGTTGATTCAGTGAATAATGTGAAAAAAGAAATTGAAGGCATGACAGTCTTCAACACAAAACAAGTTAATACAAAGAAGCAACCAATGTTTTTTGGTGCTCCCTTAGGAATTCAAAGGTACGATTCGTACAAATATCCAGTATTTGATAAACTCACCACACAACAATTGGGATACTTCTGGAGACCTGAAGAGGTTTCTTTGCAGAAGGATCGTGGTGATTATCATACTCTTCGTCCAGAACAGAAGCACATTTACACTTCTAACCTAAAATATCAGATCATGCTTGACTCTGTGCAGGGTCGTGGTCCTGGTATGGCATTCATTCCTTATTGCTCCTTGCCTGAACTAGAGGCATGTATGGAGGTCTGGGGATTTATGGAGATGATTCATAGTCGCTCCTACACCTACATCATCAAGAATGTGTATCCAGACCCTTCAGAGGTGCTTGACCACATTGTCACTGATGACCGCATTCTAGAGCGTGCTAGCACGGTTACAGGTGCCTATGATGATTTCATCCGCAGCGCTCAGCAATGGGGTACTGGAAATATGTGGCAAGATGACTTTAAGGGATCACCATCTCGTGAATGGGAAATAAAAGATGTCAAGAGAAAACTTTACAGAGCAGTTGCAAACGTTAATATCCTTGAAGGGATTCGTTTTTATGTCTCTTTTGCTTGTAGTTTTGCTTTCGGTGAGCTCAAACTTATGGAAGGAAGTGCAAAAATCATTTCCCTTATTGCAAGAGACGAAAACCAACACCTCGCTATCACTCAAAACATCTTAAATAAGTGGCGTGATGGTGATGATCCTGAGATGAAAAGGATCATGGAGGAAGAGCAAGAGTGGACATATAAGATGTTTGATCGTGCAGTCAATGAAGAGAAGAAGTGGGCGGACTATCTCTTCAAAGATGGCAGCATGATCGGTCTTAATGACAAGTTGTTGCAAAAATATGTTGAATGGGTTGCAAATCGTAGACTAAAAGCAATTGGTTTAAAACCAGTCTATGATGTTGCAGCATCTGCAAACCCACTGCCCTGGACCCAGCACTGGATCTCATCAAAGGGTCTCCAAGTCGCACCACAAGAAACGGAGGTTGAATCGTATGTCGTCGGCGGAATCAAACAAGATGTCAAAAAAGACACATTCTCAGGATTCAAACTCTGAATTTAAGAGAGTTTGGATGGAGATGGATAAAATTGAACCTCTAACTCCACCAACCTCTCCTGATCCTAGGAACGAAGAGGATTATGACACTTGGGAATATGGCACTGAACCACTCCCCGATGATCATACATGGAGGAAAGAGTCTGCAAATGCATATCGCCAAGCAGCCACGTTTGATCATTTCATCTTCGGTGATTATGATGGGTATGAGGCATATCGAGAATAAATATCTGTTATAATAGACAGATATCCTTGATGTTAGACTATGAAAATCCTTGGATCTATAATGGCACCCCTTTTGATGGGAGTCTTATTGGGGACAACCATGGTTTTGTTTATAACATTACCAATCTCACCAATGGTAGACAATACATTGGGAGAAAATATTTTTGGTCTTTTCGTAAACCGAGAGGAAAAAAACGAAAAGTAAAATCTGAATCTGACTGGAGAAAGTATTATGGGTCTTGCCCGGAACTTAAGGAAGACATTGAACGATTGGGTAGACAAAATTTTAGTAGAACTATCTTGTCACTACATAAAACACCTGGCAAGACAAACTACGAAGAAACAAGACAACTCTTCACCCACAACGTCCTTACAGAGTCCCTTGACAACGGAGAACCAGCATTCTATAATAGCAACATCCTCTCAAGATACTTCAGAAAGGACTACTATGATGCAACCTGATGAAGAAAAGTTGTTCAATCATGTTAGAGATTGGGCAATCAACAGAGTTCAGGAGTTCAATGGTATGGATGTTACTCAAATCTATGATCAACTAGCACTCATCGATGAGTTTTATGAGTGGATGGACCCCAAAGAAGACCTAGAAGTCATCAGCATCGACGAAATTTCTGAAGATCAATTTGAGGAATTTATTGAGGGTGTAGACCGCGCCTAACTGAATGGGCACGTAGCATAATGGATAATGCAACTGCCTTCTAAGCAGTCGATTGCAGGTTCGAGTCCTGCCGTGCCTGTTAATTTTTACAAATTTATGTTAAAATATAATCTTAAGGCACCAAAACACATTCAATTAACAGAAATGGACGCAAGTAAGTATGTTTTTGGTGGTATGGAAGTCCATTCTACCAATATTCTCCGCCTCATTAGTGAGTTGGAAGGGTCTTATCAACACCTTAAATACATGGGGTTTGAAGAAGACATGAATACTCTAGAAGAAATTAAGCAAAGATACTACAAAATGTATTACAGACTTGCCAAACAAGAGAAGTCTATGTTAGAATAGACTCACATGCGGAGTTAGTTCAGCGGTAGAACGCTATCCTTCCAAGTTAGATGTCGTCGGTTCGATTCCGATACTCCGCTCTCGGGAAATTGGCGCAGCGGTAGCGCAGCTGCTTTACACGCAGTTGGTCACTGGTTCGATCCCAGTATTTCCCATCCCCATTAAGGAGGTCCATGAAAAATGATCGTTGTACGATGCAAAGAATGCAGTACAGAACTGACAAGCAGTAGCAAAGTTCAGTTTTGTGGTTGCCCCAACCAAATGAGAGTTGTGGATGACAAGGTTGGTGCCATCGATCTTGATAAAGTCGTTATGGTTGCTAACAATGTAGAGAGAAAGATTGATAGTCATTTCTCTAAAGAAGAACTCCAGTATCAGGAGGAAAGACGCAGACGTAAGGTTCGTCGCATACAATTTGAGGAAAGGTGACCGAGTGGTTTAAGGTAGCAGTCTTGAAAACTGCCGTGTTAGTAGCACCGTGGGTTCGAATCCCACCCTTTCCGTTAGGAAAATAAAACATTTAGAAAGCATTAAATCGGTAAATAGTATCATGCTGTTACATTTTTAGGTAAATGCATCCCGACGAACTTTCTAACTGGGCAAAAATCAAAGAAGTATTTGAGGAAAACGGTACAACAGACAACTACTTTTACACCAGAGCTTGTGCTATAGTAGGAGGACAACCCGATCCTATGAGCAATCTAAGTCATGTCACACAGAATGACGGAACTGAAGCCTGAGCATTGTTATACGAAAGCAGAGGTAGATAAACTAATTAAAGACGCTATAGATGAGGCAATGCGAAAGCATAATCGCAATGCCTCACTCATCAGCATGACCTTAGGATTAATCTGCCTTGCATTATTCGTTGATGGTTTGCTTAGAATCCTAGGTGTCATCCCCCCATTTATGGATTTGGATGTCAATGTTGTGGATAATATCATAGATAAAGTGGAGAATGAGGTGCTAAAAGTCCTACGCTGAGGTTTTGTGTCAGTAAACTTTGACAAACTACTCATTAATTTTTATTACCCGTTGCGAGATAGAATAGATAGGATTAGACTAAAGGAAGCATTCAATGAAGACGAAAATGCGGGTAGGTATAATCGGATTGGGTAGGATGGGTGAGGGTATGTCTCGCCGCATGATGAAAGCAGGTATTGAAACCTGGGGATATAGGAGAAACTATGCTAAAGCTGAGGAGGCATATGAAAAGGGTTATGTTAGTGGAATTGCCTCTAGTTTAGAAAGTCTAGTTCAATCAGTAAAAAAGGATGGTCCTGGTATTTTTCAACTAGTCATTCCTGCAGAATTAGTAGAGGAAACAATCAATGAACTATTACCACTACTTAGCGACGGGGATATTATTATTGATCATGGCAATAGCAACTTTAAAGATTCTCGCAGGAGAGCGGAATACTTGGTTAAACTTGGCATCCAATATATTGACTGTGGTACTAGTGGTGGAGTTTATGGTCTGGAGCGTGGATACTGTCTTATGGTTGGTGGTGCAAATAGGGCAGTACACATCTGTGCCCCCATTTTCAGGGCCCTCGCGCCTGGCATTGGAGCTGCCTCTCGCACAGATCCCAGGGATCCATGTGAAACATCTGCAGAATTCGGTTGGTTACATTGTGGACCACCTGGTTCAGGTCACTTTGTAAAGATGGTTCACAACGGAGTGGAGTATGGCATTATGCAAGCGTATGCAGAGGGTTTTAACCTACTTCATGAGGCTGGTGCAGGAAGAAAATATGTTGCTCAAGGTGACGCCGAAGTGGCTCCCATGGAACACCCCGAAGATTATTGTTACGATATTAATACTGTTGAGGTTGCTGAGTTGTGGAGGCGCGGGTCTGTTGTTGGTAGTTGGTTACTTGACCTTACCGCTGATGTATTACGCCATGATCATGACGATCTCAACAAGTTTGATGGGGGTGTCAGCGATTCTGGTGAAGGCCGTTGGACTCTTCACGCTGCTGTTGATCTTGGTGTGCCCACTCCTGTTATCTCTGCCGCCCTCTTTGAAAGATTTAATTCTAGGAGACTTGGAAAATATGCCAACAAAATCTTAAATGGTATGAGATATATGTTTGGTGGCCACCACGTCCGATGAAACAGCAAGCAATTCTTCTTTTATGTTTTTTGCCACTTGCAATTATCTACATAGTAATGAAATTTGCAGTATGGTTATCTGGGATCTATGCTGAGGAGAAGTATGTTGAGTCAGAATCCAGAAAACCACATGGACCCTATTTGGCGGATGCGTATGCAGACGTTGATGAAGAGGAAGAGGAATATGGAGATCGCACAGACTATAGATGATGCTTTATATGAACACTACTCTGAGTTGGGACTTCCTGTACCTAACTGGAAGAGAAAAAAAGATCCACAATGGTGGATAGACTACTTAAAATCACTAGGACTTACGGAGAACAATGAATTTAGGTAATGCCCTTTCAATCTTGGCAATACCCTTTGTACTATCCACGATCTATTTCGGGATACGAAAAGGTGAAAATAACTACTACGACTCAGACGACTACGATGGAAATGGATGTGCTCACTAAACGCATAGTTATCTTCGGTGCTACTGGAGATTTATGCAAAAGAAAGTTGATACCAGCATTGTATCAATTATGGTGTAAGCATCTTTTACCAAAAGATCTTTTGATTGTTGGTGCTTCTCGTAGAGAAATAACCAAACAATGTTGGTTAGAAAAACTGGGAGACTATCCAGAAGATTTTACACACTGGTTAGATTTTGTATCTTGTGACCTATCAAATCCAGAGAGTCTAATGAAACTGCACGATGAAAGTGCAGATACAACATTCTTTTTATCAGTGCCACCAAGCACATATGCTGATGCAATTACAAACCTTAAGCAAGCAGGATTTCTAGATGAACCAGAAAGATCAAGAGTGGTTATCGAAAAACCCTTTGGATACGACTATAAATCTGCTAGTGATTTACAGTCTGTGGTTAGCAGACATTTACGTGAAAAACAAGTATATCGCATTGACCATTATTTGGGGAAAGATACTGTTAATAATATCCTTGCCACTCGTTTTAGCAACATATTATTGGAGCCACTTTGGAACAGGCAGTACATAGAAGAGGTTCAGATCTTCGCTACAGAGACTCTAGGGTGTGAAGGTAGGTCTCAGTATTATGAGGATGCTGGTGTTGTTAGAGACATGCTTCAAAATCATATGTTGCAAGTTCTGGCACTCATCGCCATGGAAGCACCTTGTAAAATGAATGCGACAGAGATTCGTAGGGAGAAAACCAAGGTTCTTGCTGCAACAAGACTTGGATACAAAACTATTTTTGGTCAATATGATGGGTATAGAAATGAGGAAGGTGTAGGTAAATGGAGTGAAACTCCAACTTTTGTTGCAGGTGATATCTACATTGATAATTGGAGATGGGAGGGTGTCCCCTTTCATTTCATGAGCGGCAAGAAAATGCCATATCAATGCGTTGAAGTTGTTATCAAATTAAAAGCACCACCACAGCAACTATTTGAAGGTCATGAATACAATGATCGAATTGTAATGAGACTACAACCACATGCTCATTTTGATATTCGCATTGATATGAAGGCACCTGGATTTAATAATGATGTAGAGACTGCTACGCTTACTCACCGATATCCTGATTGGTTGGGTGTAGATGGATATGAAAAACTTTTATATGATGCTTTGAATGATGATCAATCTAATTTTGTTCATTCTGAAGAAGTATTAGAATCATGGAGAATTGTTGATGATTTATTGTGTGTGGGAGATTCCTGTCCTATTAGAACAGTGCCTTTCCTTCACGGAGAGGGGTTATGGGGCCCGACACACAAAACAGAATTCATTACCAAATGGGATTATCCAGCTTAATGAATCCAGAAGAAAGGAGGGAGTTTTACAAGCAACTCCGAGAACGAATTAAGCAACTTAGAATGCAACATTTGTTTGAAGAACCTTGTCCACTTTACGAACCCGAGGAAGACGATG